TCCGGCAATCCCGGGGCGGTTCAATACCGATTGAGACCGTATGGCTCTCAATCGGAGCCTCCATCCATGATCGTCATCGGCCTCAAGGGCCTTATCGGGTCCGGCAAGACCACCGTGGCCCGCCATCTCATCGAAAATCACGGGTTTGTACGCGGCCGGTTCGCTGGCGCGCTGAAGGACATGCTGCGCGCCTACCTGCGCTACCGGCGCTGCGACGAAGCCACCATCGAGCGCATGATCGACGGCGATCTGAAGGAACAGCCGTCGCCCTGGCTGGGCGGCAAGTCGCCCCGGCACGCCATGGAAGGTCTCGGCGGCCTTTGGGGTCGCGATCACATGGGCTCGGACTTCTGGATCGGGACCGAGACCGACGTGCTCTACATGAGCGCGCCGAAGCGCGTCGTGTTCGAGGACGTGCGCCACCCCAATGAGGGCGAGGCCGTCGACCGCATGGGCGGATGGGTCGTCGAAATTCACCGGCCCGGCCTGATCCCCCAGGACCACCGCACCGAGAAGGCGCAGGTCGAGGTCAACGCGCATCGCTGCGTCATGAACTACGACGGGGACATGCTGTCCACCTTCAGGCAGATGGACATCGTCGTGGCCGACTTGGTCGCGCGGACGGACCGCAGCAACGTGATCGACTGATCATGGGCAAGACCGTCAACCGACAAGAACTTGCGGACATCTTCGGCTATTCGCTGCCGACGATCTCCGCATGGGTCGAGAACGGAACGCCGGTCAAGTCGCATGGCGGCCGTGGCAAGCAGTTCGAGTTCGACACCGAAGACGTGCTGAAGTGGCTGCTCGCGCGCGAGCGGGCAGAGCGCAAGGCGCATACGGCCGCGACGCTGAAGGAAGGCGGCGAAGAGATCACCATCGACAAGGCGCGCCTTCGCAATGAGATCGCGAAAGCGAAGCTGTCCGAGTTGGAGTTGGCGACGAAGATGGAGCTTGTGCGCCCCATCGACATGGTCGCCAAGGTGCTCTCAAACGAAATCGCGAACGCTCGCGCTCGTCTGCTTGGCATCCCATCCAAGCTGCGGCCTGCGATCCAACTCGAAGTCGGCGCGCCTGAAGGCACGAAGAAGTTGGTCAACGAAGTTGAGCGGCTGATCCTCGAAGCACTGAACGAAATCAAGATGTCGGCGGACGATCCGGTCGAGGAAGAGCCTCACGGCGAGCCGCCGTCCGAACCCATCGAGCAGAACGAAGAAGAAAATGACGACGAGTGAGTTCAAGCCTTCGTGGATGAAGTGGCCGCCGAACAGTTGCGAAGTCTGCACCGCCTGGAAACGGGAAGGGGAGTGGCATGGCGTGTGTCAACGCGCGGCGTCGATCCATTTCGAGCAGCCCACCGATGCGCGCCAGCGGTGTCCTGAATATCAGCGCAAGCCGGATGCCTAATGACCGCCGCCGTCGCCGTCGTCGATGAATTTCATGAGGATAGCGCGTATGAAGCTCGGCTTCGCGCGCAGGTCCGTGAGATCATCGCGCAGAGCTTCAGTCCGCCGCCGAAGCTGACCGTCTCCGAATGGGCGGACGAATACCGCGTGCTCTCGCCGGAAGCGTCGTCCGAGCCCGGCAAGTGGTCTACTGCGCGCGTCGAGCCGTCGCGCGGCATCATGGATGCCTTTGCCGATCCTGAGATCGAGATCATCACCTGTATGGTCGCGGCGCAGACGGTGAAGACCGAAGTCATCAACAACGTGGCTGGCTTCCACGTTCATCTCGATCCGTGCCCGATGCTCATTCTGCAACCGACGTTGCAGATGGCCGAAGCGTATTCGAAGGATCGTCTCGCGCCGATGATCCGCGACACGCCGCCTCTCTCGGCGAAGCTCGGCAACAGCGCACGCGACTCCGAAGACACGATCCTTCACAAGAAATATGCGGGCGGCCACATCACCATGGCGGGCGCAAACTCGCCCGCATCGCTCGCATCGCGCCCGATCCGCATTCTGCTCTGCGACGAAGTTGATCGCTACGAGGCGAGCGCCGGTAAGGAAGGCGATCCCGTCTCGCTCGCCATCGAGCGAACCACGACGTTCTGGAATCGCAAGATCGCACTCGTCTCGACGCCGACCATCAAGGGAGCGTCGCGCATCGAGTCCTCCTATGAGGAAAGCGATCAGCGCCGCTTCTTCGTGCCGTGCCCGAAATGCGCTCACATGCAGCATTTGCGATGGGCGCAAGTCCGCTGGCCGGACGACGAACCGTTGGCGGCGCGCTATCACTGCGAATACACCGATCCCGACACCGGCGAACTGTGCGATCACGGGTGGAGCGAGGCCGAGCGGCTGAAGGCGATCCAGCGCGGCGTGTGGATCGCGACGCGGCCCGAAGTGAAGGGCCATGCGGGCTTCCATCTGAACCGTATCGCATCTCCGTGGCGTGCGCTCGGCGAGATGGCGCGCGATTTCGTGTTGGTGAAGAAGCACCCCGAGCGCCTGAAGACCTGGGTGAACACGCGCCTTGCGGAGACGTGGGAAGAGCGCGGCGAGCGAGCCAACCCGGATTCGATCTATGCCCGCCGCGAAGACTATGACGCCGCGATCATCCTGCCGAGCGGCGTCGGCTGCATCACCGGCTCGGTCGATATTCAGGACGACCGCGCCGAAGTCGAGTGGTGCGGTTGGGGCCAGGACGATGAATCGTGGTCGCTCGACTACAAGGTCCACTATGGTGCGCCGAACACCCCCGGCTTTTGGGAGGTCATCGACAACGCCTTGATGCGAACGTTCAAGCATCCGTCCGGCGTCGAGATGCGCGTGGAAGCGGCCTGCATCGACTCTGGCGGCCACTTCACGCAGCACGTCTACAACTTCGTTCGGCCGCGCATCGCTCGCCGCGTCTACGCAATTAAGGGGATCGGCGGACCCGGCCGCCCGATCTGGCCGGTGAAGGGCACCGTCAACAAGGCAAAGAACGTCACGATCTTCGTGCTCGGCGTCGATCAGGCGAAGGACATGCACTACAAGCGGCTCGAACTGAAGGAGCCCGGTCCTGGCTACTGCCATTACCCGCTGCTCGAAAACTATGACAAAAAGTTCTTCGAGGGCCTGACCGCCGAAAAAGCGGTGCTGAAGACCGATAGGCGCGGCTTCGTGACGAAGGAATGGCACAAAGTCCATCAGCGCAACGAACCGCTGGATCTCCGCGTCTACAATATCGCGGCGCGGCTCTCGCTCGGCATCAACATGGAGCGTCGTTTGATGGCTCTGCGGGCGGCAGCCGCGAACGCGCTGAATGCTGCCCCAATGCCCGTCGTGCGCGATGAACCCGCTCCTGCGGCTCCCCAGGCCGTTCCTGGGCGGCGTCGCGTTCGCAGTCGCGGCGTTGAAAGTTAAGGATTGACCGGCTAGATGAAGAGCATGATGACCAAGGACGATGTCCGCGCCGCTCGCGTGAAGCTGGGGCAGATGTGGAAGCCCGGCGGCGGACCGCTGACGGCTCAAGAGCTCGTGCGCGCCCTTGGCCTCTCGGAAGACCACGGGACCGACCATGTCTACAACATGGAGAAGGGCAAATCGGCCGTCTCGGGCACTATCGAGATGCTTCTGCGCATCTATCTCGCCGGTGGAGTGCCGCCTGACGATATCGTGATCTTCAAAGACGCGCCAAGGCGGGCGCGCTAAGGGAGATCGGAACGATCTCTTGCCCGCCAGCCATGTCCCGTAGTTTCGGGTCATGGCAAAGACCGTCGAAGAGCAGCTTGAAGAGACCCTAACCTCGATCAACACGGTCGAGCAGAACGGTCAGCGTTACACGATCAAGGATCGTGAGCTTTGGCGCGCCGATCTGCGTCAACTCGATCAGCGCGCTCAACGCCTCGAAAAGCAGGCCGCTCGGGCCAAGCGCGGCGGCATTCGTACCCAGCGGGTGATCCCGCTGTGATCAAGCCCGTCGCACCGACCCTTATGGACCGCTTCCTGGCGGGCGTCGCACCGAACTTCGCGACGCGCCGCTACCATGCGCGCCTCTCGCTCAACTACATGGGCCAATACGCCGGTGCGCGCTCGAACCGCGCCGCCCTGAAGGCGTGGAGGACCCATCCCGGCTCGGCCGACTCCGACACCCTGGGCGATCTTCCCGCGCTGCGCAGCCGCTCGCGTGATCTTGGCCGCAACAATCCCATCGCCACCGGCGCAAGGGCGACCTCGAAGAGCAACATCGTTGGTTCCGGCCTGCGCGTGCGCTCGAAGCTGAACCCGAAGCTGCTCGGCATGTCGCCGGAAGCCGCCGAGTTGTGGGAGCGCAAGTCCGAGACGCTGTTTGACCTTTGGGCGCAGTCGAAGCTCTGCGACATCACGCTCACGCAGAACTTCTATGAGCTTCAGGGCCTCGTTTTCAGTGCCGTCTTCGAATCCGGTGACGCCTTCGTGCTGCGCCGGACGCCGAAGCGCCCCAACGCCGTCGTGCCGCTCGCGCTCAACGTGATCGAGGCCGACCGCGTCGCCACCCCGAGCGAGTTGGAAGGCGAGTACCTGATCCGTGACGGCGTCAGGATCGACGAAGACGGCGCTCCGGTCGGTTACATCGTCCTGAACGAGCACCCCGGCGAGCGCCAGACCTATACGGTCAACGGCTTCACCGAAATCCCGGCTTTCGGCAAGAAGTCGGGCGAGCAGATGGTGCTTCATATCTTCGAGCGCGCGCGCCCCGGCCTGAACCGTGGCATTCCTGCGCTCGCCCCGGTCATCGAAATCCTGAAGCAACTCGACCGCTACAGCGAAGCCGAGTTGATGAAGGCCGTCGTGTCTTCGTTCTTCACCGTGTTCCTGAAGACCTCGGGCGACGACGGCTTTGCTGGCGCTACGCCTGGCCTTTCTGGGATGGGCGCGAACGACGTGACCATGGGGCCGGGCACCATCGTCGATATCGGCACCGACGAAGAGATTCAGACCGCGCAGCCCGCGAACACCGCGAACTTCGACCCGTTCTTTCAATCGGTCGTGAGGCAGATCGGCGTCGCTCTGTCCATCCCGTTCGAACTGCTCATGATGCACTTCACGGCGAGCTACAGCGCGTCGAGGGCGTCTCTGGAAATGGCCGCGCAGTTCTTCCGCGACCGCCGCACTTGGCTCGTCCGCAACTTCTGCGCGCCCGTTTACGAGTGGTTCCTGACCGATGCGATCAACGCCGGTCTGATCGACGCGCCCGGCTTCTTCAATGATCCCGTCAAGCGCGCGGCATGGCTCGGCGCTCAGTGGATCGGCCCGGCGCGGATCATCCTCGACCCGCTCAAGGAATGGAAGGCCGAGACCGAAGCCGTCAACCTGGGCGCTCGCACCATCGAGCAGGTCATCATCGAGCGCGGTGGCGACGACTTCGAACAGACCACGGCGCAACGCGCTCGCGAGCACATCGCTCGCGCGGCGGCGAAGCTCGAACCCGAAGTTCTGGCGCCGTCCGGCATGGGGTCTCGCGTCAACGAAGACATCGAACAGAAGGGCGACGGCACCGACAAGCCCGCTCCGAAGAAGCCCGAGAAGAAGCAATGACCGTCAACGTCCGCAACCCGCTGATCTTCGACGCCGCTCTCACGGCCAATTGGGCCATGGAAGAGGGGGCTCTGCGCCAGATCATGGAGATCGCCGCGCGTGAAAGCCAGATCACGCCGCAGATGCTCGAAGCTTATCGAGGCCAAGAGCTTGAGCGTTCCGAGCGCGCGACGCGGCGCGGCAACGTCGCCGTGATTGACGTGGCTGGCCCCTTGTTCAAGCGCGCCAACCTCATGACCACGTTCTGCGGCGCGACCGCGTATGAGACCGTGCGCCGCGACCTTCAGGCCGCGATGGACAACGCTTCGATCTCCGCGATTCTGCTCAACATCCATTCGCCTGGGGGCGAGGCCGCTGGCGTTGCGGAGCTTGCCACGGCGATCAACGAAGTGCGCGGTCGTAAGCGCATCGTCTCCTATGCAGGCGATCAGGCGGCCTCCGCTGCGTTCTGGTTGGGCACCGCGTCGGACGAGTTCTTGATCGGCCCGACCGCCGCACTCGGCTCGATGGGCGTCGTCGCTGGCTATCGTGACACGTCCGCGCAGGACGCGGCGCGCGGCATCAAGACCATCGAGTTCGTGTCTTCGCAGTCGCCCTACAAGCGCGTGGACATCAACACCCAGGAAGGCCGCGACCGCGTGCAAGCGCGCGTTGACGCAATGGCCGCCGTGTTCGTCGAGACGGTCGCGAAGTATCGCGGCGTAAGCGTCGAACATGCACTCGAACGTTTCGGCCAGGGCGATGTCCTGATCGGCAAGGCGGCAGTGGATGCCGGGATGGCCGATGGTGTTGCGACGTTCGAACAGGTTCTCGCGAGCTTGGCTCGCGGCGAAAGTCCGAAGGCTTCCTTCGGTTTTAACCCGGCCGCGACCGGCCAAAGTGGAGAAGTCAAGATGACCGATGAAGAGAAGGCTGCATTCGCTGCGCAGATTCGCGCTGAAGTGCAGGCCGAGAACGAAGCCAAGGCAAAGGCCGAAGCCGAAGCCAAGGCGAAGGCCGACGAAGAAGCCGCCGCAGCCGCCGCCGCCGCCGCGAGCGATCCGGTCGTCGTCGAGCGGAAGCGCGTCACCGAGATCATGGGCCTGACCCTGCCCGGTTACGAGGCCGCCGCCGCAAAGGCTATCGAAACGGGCTCTTCGGCTCACGAGTTCTCGGCCATGATCGTAACCGCTGAAAAGGCCAAGCGCACCGAGCGCGCCGCTGACAGAGCTGGCCCCGCAAATT